TATTGTTAATTTTGTTTTGTTTTTTGTGTTAACCATTAAAAATTCAATTTCAGACCCAACACTTAAAATTCTTAATTTTAACAAAAATAAAATATATTCAATTATATTAATTTTTAAAAAATCTTCTTTATTTTTAATACAATTTAAAACAATATCCAATATATAATAATGATATTCCTTGCAATCTTCATTGGTTCTCGAAAAAGATATATTTGCTTTTGTTATAAGCAATTGTTCTTTTGTATTTAATTCTCTGAAATATATCTTTTTTTTACTAAATGGTAATTCTAAATTATTGTTATAATAATTCATTCACAATAATTTATTCCAAATATATAAATGTTCCACTATTACCATCAGAAACCGCATATTTGTCATAAACAAACTTAACATCACTATATCTTAAACCTTCTTCGTTATAAGAATAAGTTTCACCACCCATTGAAATTGGAGCGGCATTATAAAATCTAAATATTTTTCGAATTCCCATAGGATAACCATAACCAGTTTTTCCATACATAACAACATCTATCATTGCTTTTACGTTTTTATCAGATGTAGGTGATCGAGCAATCAAACCATTATATCCAACCATCATAATCCAAGGTCTAATAATAAAATCTAAAAAAGAAGCGTTAGTTTCAAGTAATGTTATTGATAATGGATCATACGTGCCTCTTTTACCAGCAACGGCAGGAGGTAGATAAGCACCATATTCCAATCCTAAATTACCAGCATCAACAGTTTCACTCGGTAAAACTACTTGCCTTGCAAATACACAACCCACCATATTGTCTGTTCTTGCTTGTAATGCGCCATCAATTAACAATTTTGTCACAGAATTGTTATATTGCCAATCCGATTGTTCTTTTTGAATTAATTTTTGTTGTATATTTGAAAATAAACCATCAACTCTATCAAAATGAATATGAACCATCCATTGAGAAGCTAATGCAATTGATGTAGGCCATTGTCCAAGAAGCTGTAAATAATACTCATATGGACTTTGACTTGCGTTTTCTTCGGTGTTTTTAGAACCAAATAAAGCGTCCTTTATTGTATTACTAATCCTAGATAATAATGATGGCATATTAAATATTTATGCCTTTAATTTAAAATTATCTAAGGAATACTTCGCCAGTTAATCTCCAATATTGATAAGCCATGGTAACTTGTTGTTCCATGATTTCACCAGCACTTGTGAGATTGACTGTTAAATCTCCAACATTTTGACAATAAGCACCGTATAAAGTATATTCTCTTAAAGGATTTCCAGATTTATCCAATAAAACAAGAACAATTTGTCCTTGTGGTGATTTACTTGGAATGCTATAAGCACCTGTACTTAAACGATCATCAAAAATATATTTTGTCCAATCTTCAAATTTTTTACGAATTGAAAGATCGGAAGGAACGCGGAAAGTAATTTGCCAAGCATTGCTGTTTGTATATTGCGCTGTTCCCGGAACATTAAATTGAAGTCCCATAAAAGGAACAGGAACATTTGTTATAGATCTTCCCGGTAATGTTGTTGATGAAACATACAATAATTCTTGTTGAGTGAAATTAGTTCCAGCCAACGAAAGAACTCTAAATAAGTTTTGTCTTGCGAAATCTTTTACGATTGCTGCATCATAGAAGTTTTCGATACCTTGTGTGTCAAATAATCCAGCCATAATTATATTTATCCTTTAGGATTGTCCTCCAGCGATTAATTCAGAGAAATTAACTCCGGTTCTTGTTGCGATGAAATCAGCCAATATAAATTCAGCGGCTCTAACAGGTTGAATGTATATCGAGATTCTCAATTCGTTGTTATCTATGACAAGTGGTGTGTTGTTTGTCGTGTCACAAACAATCAAATAGTCATAACATCCATCGTTTAATTTCGCTTGATCAAATAGAGGCGTTAATGCGCCTTTTAATCTATTTCTGGTTGCAAAACTGTTTGGTTCAAAAACATAGTATTTCAATAATTTTTGAGTAGCTTTTTCCAACGTAAGGAATAATCTACGAACATTGATTCTATCAAACGCAGAAGGTTTGCGATACATTGTTTTTTGACCGTAAACCACAAATCCATCTTGGTTAAAGAAAGCTATTGGATTTACGTTTATTTTGTAAAGAAGATCTCTTTGTTTTTGTGTTGGATTAATACCAATATCTAAAACATTTGTAAGAGTTCCTCTATTAAATCCTGCTGGAGCTATCCATGGGAATGTGCTTTGTGAAGATTGAGCAATTATAGCTGCAACATAACCAGATGATGGAAGCCAAACAGCTTTTCCAGAAAATGGATCATTTGATTTAACCCAGTTTCCATAAGTTGCAACATAACTACTTTGAATTGAATTATAAATATTATTTAAAGGCCAATAAACATCACTTGAAAAGACAAAGTTTTTATTAGATGATGTTTTTGTATTTTGACCTCTAATAAAAATTTGTTTAAGAGGGTCTGAAATAAACAAATGATCTTTTCTAGCATCCGCAAAAGAAACAAATTTTGAGGTAATAGCTTGATATGCTTCAAGAGTTAATCCCGTTGGAACGACATTTACGCTTGTGTTTCCTATACCAGTGGCATCATCAATATCAGATGGAGTATAAGATTCATCGTAAAAATATTGTGTTGAATTTTCAGCTGTTGCTTTTGCTTTTGCGGTAGCCCATATTGTGGATAATCCAGCATCAGCAATAACATCAATATTTGTTGTATCGTCATTTGCCAAAACATCCAAGAATCTTGAAATTTTCAAATCAACTCTGCCGAGATCTTTGGTATCTGTTCCGTTGTTAACCGTGTAAACACCTGACGCCCAAGCCGATTTGGCATTGTTGCTAAGTCTAACTGTTTTAGCTGGCGCGCCATCATTATTAATCCAAGTTCCTTTTGTTGAAATATAAGGATTTGTGATAACTTTTAAATTGCTTGATTTATTGTTTACAACAGTGTCCAAAAAGAAAGATATCGGTGTTCCACCATATATGTTATTTTGAGTTCTATTTGCATATAAAGAACCAGCATATCCTTCAGCCACAGAATAGTCTAATTGAACTGTGTCTTGATTGTATTGTGTTGATTTTATTTTAAACAACATTAAAACAAGACTATCATTAAATGATGATGTTGCAAAATCATAACCAATAGGATATTGTTCAATAACTTTTGATAAACTATCTTTTGTATAAGAAGAAGCTTGTTGTGTTAATGTGAAATTTAATCTTTTAGATGGTACAGTAACGAAATTTTGTGTACCTTCTGGTGTAAAAGATCCAACAGATTTTAATTCTTTTAAAGAATCATAATCAGTATTTGGATTAAAATTTGAATTATCAGCTATACCAACATAATAACCTTCAAAAAGATTATTAACTGCTGTTTTGGATGAATTGACAACAATAAGTCCGGCACCACCACCCAAAACATCATCTACGCTTTGAATAGGTGTTAAAAATTCACCAGCTTCAAAACGATATGTTGATAAACTATAACGAAGTGTATATTCACCATATAATGTATCAAATTCCGGATCATCTTCTAAAACATAATAATAATCATTTAATTGTATTAATTGTAAAGTTCCATCAGCAACTGCTGATGCATTATAAGCCGTTGTGGTTCCGGTTGGATTACCTTCTCCATCATATTCTTGCCATAAAGCATCAACATAAGCAAAAACAGGATTACCCGCTGTTAAATTCCAAAATTGGGTTTCGGTTTTATCTTCACCAAAAAGTTCTTTAAATCTAGGAAAGGTTAATGACGAAAGAGGAGTTTCGGTCAACCCATAAACTCTTTGACCAGTTGTAATTGCGGATGTAGCATTTGTTAACGGAAAACCAAATGGAAAGGTTTCATCACCTTCTATATATAAATAAGGAGTATCTTTCCATGGAACTTCATCCGAAATTAATTGGAAATATTCATCATCTGATAACAAAACAGAAACTGGTTGTAAAATTTGAAATGCCGTGGAATCTTCATATCTAGCAGCATTTGATGAAATTTGATAAACTAATGCACTATATGAATTGGAATACCCATCACCTAAATTTTCACCATAGGGTAATCTTGTAACCATTAAATTGGCTGGTGATTGTGACAATATTTGTCTAGCTGAATGATATAAGTATCTTTCGGCAGCATTTGTTGGAACACCAAAAACACTTTCATATTCAGAAACACTACTGATATTCACCATTTCTTCTGTTGGACCTTGTGGTGCAAATCCAGTAATGAGAACATCAGTTGTTCCGATTGGTCTTGTAATGAGACTTAAATCAACTTCGTTTATTTGAACTCCGGGTGACGTGATGGTTAAATTGGACATATCTTTGAATATATTTATCTTTATTTTTTACCATTTTGGAAAAATTATATTTTTGATATAAATAATAATATGAATAACAAATTTGACATTTTGGTGAATTCATTATTAAATGAATCTAAATGCACCGGACCTACAAAAAAAACATCATCAACATCCAAAGGTAAAAAGTGGATGAAATGTGTTAAAAACCCAAAAGGAAAAGGTTATAAAAGAGTGCATTGGGGTCAAAAAGGAGTTCGTGTAACTGGTAAATCTGGAAATACAAAAAGAAAAAAATCATTCAGAGCAAGACATAAATGTTCATCAGCAAAACCGGGAACTGCAAAATATCAAGCTTGTAAAGATTGGTAAGATTGTAAATATATAAAATATGAACAAATTTGATAATGTTTTAAAAAAATATATTACCGAAGTTAACGTCGATATAGATGCTATAAAAAAACAAGTTAGTCAAAAACTTGGTAATGTTAGTCAACAAGTCGGAACTGGTTTGGATGTTGTGCAAGCAATTGGCACGGCTGATCAAAAAGATCCAATTCAAACAGGACTTACAAAATTATTTGATCCCAATTCCAAAGATAAATTTTCTGATATTTTCAAAAGCCCATCAGATCAAACAAAAGCTATAGAATTTTTAACACAAAGAGGGTTTCCGATTGGAACTCAAGACAACACACAACAACAAAAAACAAGCACTCAACAACAATCAACAAATATGCAAAAAACAACTCCAAATTCCACAGAAAAAACCGAAGAAAATCCTACATCTTATGGTAGCAGTACAACTTATGGTGGAAAATTACAAGGAGTTTAATGAGCAAAAAAGAAAAAACCAAAAATAAAATTGTATCAATTGATAAAATTGACAATATAAAAAACATCGAAACAAAAGATAATTCACCTTATGTTTTTCAAAGGGATAAAATAGCTTTTGATTTAACAATAAAAGAATTACCTTGGACCGATAGACAAAAACAAGTTATTGATTTGTTTTTAGATAAGAAAACAAAAGTTTTATTTTTAAAAGGTCCAGCTGGCACATCAAAAACAATATTAGCGATGTATTGTGGTCTTCAGTTATTAAACAAAAAAAGAATATCAGATATTATTTTAGTTAGATCTGCCGTGGAATCTTCCGATTCAAAATTAGGATTTCTTCCGGGAGATGTTGCTGAAAAATTTAATGTTTATTTAACACCATTCCATGATAAATTTGCTGAACTTTTAAATAAACCACAAATAGATAAATTGGAAATTGATAATAGATTAACAATTTGTCCTATTAATTTTGCAAGAGGATTACATTTTTCCGCAAAATTTATATGCGCCGATGAAGTTCAAAATTTTTCCAAAAAAGAAATACAAACTTTGATGTCTAGGGTTGGTGAATTTTCTAAATTGTTTTTGTGTGGAGATCCAGAACAATCAGATTTACCTGTCGGAAAATCGGGTTTTAACAAAGTCTATGATCTTTTTAATAATGAAGAAGCAAAGGAACATGGTATATTTTGTTTTGAATTCAATGAAGATGATATTGTAAGATCAGAACTTTGCAAATACATAACACATCAATTTAAATTATTAAATATCCAAGAAAATAATAAAGATTTAAAACATTCCGAGAATAAGTAAATATAAGATATGAAAAATACACCCCAATATCAAATTGTGGAAAATCGTCCGATAGATTGTATGTTTTGTGGAGCGCAAGTTCACGGAAAAGTCACATCAAAAAGGGATGTTAGAACAAAACAACCCATTAATGAATGTCGTTGGCAATGTGGTAGATGCGGAAATGTTTCTAAAATTGGAATAACAAAGTAAATGGAATTCAACAAAATAGTTGAAGAAATATACAACTCTGGATATGGAGGTCAATATCCAGCTTATAGCGAACCACCAAGAAAAGATTTTGCTCCAATGTCTAACAAAAGTGGTTATGATAACCCTTATAGACAAGATGGTGCGTATGGAAATCTACCAGAACCACAAAAAGAAGGTACGCCTAGTATGCCATGGCCATTACAGACATTATCTGGTGATATAGCTGATAGTTTTGTATATTTAATGTCCGGTATGAGTAAACTGATTCAATGTATTAAACAAAATCCAACATTAGATAAAGATCAAAAAAAAGAAATGATTGAGATTTATAAAAAAGCAAAAGTCGCTTTAAGTATTTTAAAAAAAATTGGAATGTCAGTTGATAAATTTAATATGGCAAAACCACAACCATTACAAGATCCTACTGTACCACCACACAACAAAGCTGCTGATCAAAATCCATTATCAACAATGAATACGACAATAGCTATAAAACTACCTTGACATTTTAGTAAAGTGCGTTTATTATATTAAAAATGAATAAAATTTATTTTTTGAATATATTAAAATCAACATCATTAGTTTTCATTATATCAATAATGGGTGCTTTAAGTGCTTTTTTGTTTAATTTAAATTATTTTGCTGTTTTTTTGTTACTTTTTGTAATTCAATTTGTATTATTTTCTTTTGTTGGTAATATAATCACATCTTATTTCAAAGAAAAAACCAAACAAAAAGAATTGGACAAACTTGAACCATTATCAACAATATTGGAATGTGCTTATTGTACAGAATCAAATCTTATAACATTTTTTCCAAATCAAAATGAAAGAATTGAATTTGAATGTACCAAGTGTAAAAATAAAAATTTAGTAAATTTATCTTTCTCTGTTGCCAGAGTGACACAACCAGTAAATGTTCCAAAGATCACAGGAATACCTTTAACAAATGAAGAAAATCAATAATAAGAATTGGGTTGAAATACAAGAAGAAACATCCGTTTTAGCGCGTTGGATGGCTCTATATGAAGCTATAAATTATTGTGCAGACAAAGCAGAGGAAAAACGAATACCTTTTAATAAGGTTAATATAAAACCATTGGAAATCATGAAATATATTTCATCCACAGAAGATGGTATTCAGAAAAAACTTTTAAAATTGGAATATGATATTGACATACATTATGTTGAAGATTAATACTCTCCATATATAGATGTATTGCTACATGGATTATCGTCATTGTAATTAAAGTTTTGTTGAGATAATTCCTCTATTTTATCATTATCATTCAATGGGTTGTTTCCATAACCGGATCCCGGACTGTTATTTTCATAACTATAGTCATAACGTTTAGCCTTGAAAAACCAAACATAATGTCCACCCAAAGCATTTAGTTGAAATTCATCAACAACTTCTGTTAATTCATAAACAGTTGGACCTTTTTTATGTTTCCACAACCTATCATTTCCAAATTCTTGTAATTTCATTAAATCACCAGCTTTTGGTTCTGATGATAAACCATGAATTTGCGTAAAATGTCTTGGATGTATTACTCCTGTCATATCACTATCAGCAGTAATACCAAATTTTGAAAGAATATATGAATCGTTTGTAATGTTTAATAAAACGATTAAATTTTTACCCCCATCAAAACCAATATCAGGACTTTCACCATATAAAAGATTGATTGCAGATAATTCTGTTAAATTACTATAATAAATTACATCCTGACCATAAAGCGCAATTTGTTCATACCACCAATTATCAAAATTATTTAATTCATTTTGATTA